ACGATGATTGTCGTTCACAAAGAGTTTCTCGCAAATCAGTGGGTCGAAAAAATCAAAGAGTTTTGTCCGGGTGCAACCATCGGGCGAGTTCAGGGGGACATTTTCGACATTGAAAAGGATTTCGTCATTGCGTTGATCCAAACAATGTGTATTCGATCTTTTCCGGTTGACGCGTTTGATTCAGTTGGCCTCCTCGTTGTCGATGAGGCGCACCACATTGGGGCTCCCGCATTTTCCCAATTTATGTTCAAAATCTGCCCGAGGTTCACGCTTGGACTGACGGCGACACCTGAACGGAAAGATGGACTGACCAGAATTTTGTACTGGTTTCTCGGACCAGAGTTCTTTCGGGTCGAACGCGCAAATCAGACCAAAACACGTGTTGTTACAATCTCGTACACGTGCGAGACGTTCAAAAATCCTCCACCCGTCTCGAGATTCGGAAAGTTGAACATGGCTGGAATGATCAGCGCAGTGACTGAGATTGCTGAGAGGAACGAGATGATCGTCAAGACTGCCCGAGACGCTCTGAACACTGGGCGGCGTGTACTCATCCTGAGCGATCGCCGAAGTCATTGTTTTGAATTACACGAGAAAATCGGAGAGCATTCTGGGCTCTACGTGGGAGGCATGAGCGAACACGACCTTTCAGAGTCGGCCAAAAAGAAGATTGTCATTGCGACATTCCAGCTCGCGCATGAGGGTCTCGACATTCCTGTTCTGGATACAGTCATTCTTGCGACTCCCAAATCTGACATTAAACAATCCATAGGTCGGATAATGCGAGAGACTCCAGGAAAGAAGAATGAACCTCTGATTTACGACATTGTAGATCGCTGGTCTGTCCTGAATTCAATGTACAGGAAGAGATGCGTGATCTACAGGGAAGGCGGGTTTGTTTTTGATGACGAAACGCCCGCTCCAAACATTTTTGGAAAAGGAAAATGTTTACTCTAATTAAATGAAACAGACTCCAGGAAATTTGACCAACGACTGGTTCGATAAGCAGGTTCACTTGTACGAACAAAGCATCTCCCAGCTCTTAGCGGTTGCATCTGTAAAACCATGTCTTTCATAAACTCAGGAGGAAGAGTGCTCCGATAAAAACCATCAGTAGATAATTACATTCCGTCGTGTCGCTTGGGGGAGTCAGTTCCTGAAGTGGGTTGACATGGACAGGTGGTGGTACCGGCGGAGGACCATACGGGGCCATTGCTATGCCCATCTTAGTGTATCATGCGAAAAAAACTAGATTGAAACCTCCTTCTTATTCTTTTTGGTCCTGCGAACAGGAACTTCGCGGGTGTCCCCACCTGCGTCAATGGAAACAATGTCTGAGACATCATCATCCTCTTGACGCTGTGGTCTGCTATGAATTGCTGGAGGTGGACCCATCATGTTCATGAGAGAACCAAAGTCCATCCCTGGCCCGCGCATTTCACCTGGGCGCAACCCCTGGTCGGGGCGATCACCTGCACCTGGGCCCGCGCCCTGAGAACGCTGGACAGCATCCATCATGTTCCGCATCAGGTCTGGATTTTGCTTCATGACTTGCGCTGGATTTGGAACAGCCGCCTTGAACATCGAGTTTGTCAAGTGGAACATCATTGCCGAACCGCCAACCATCATGACAAGCTTAATCTCGGGTGCGACATTCACCTTGGTACGGTACTTGGCATAGAGCTCTTCGAAAACCCCGTCGTAATCTTCGATATTCTCCATGGTATTCTGGGACCAGCCGTTCAGTTCGACATCAAACGGATCAAACTTGTCATTCAGAAACTCGAGGCCGGTGACACACGCAACGAGCATCCGGCGTTGAAATTTGATTGAACGCTCGACCTCGATCGAATACGTCATGCGCTTGTACTCGGTCCGAATCTCCTCAACGTCCGAGAAGATGCTCAGGCGCTGGCTCGACTGAATTCCTTTTTTGTTCAGACGAGAAATCTTGTTCAAAAGATCCGCCTTTTCATCCTCAATCGTCTTGTAGCCTTCAGATGGAAGCTGCTCTCCACCGCCCTGTTGCTGCTGGCCGTACATTTCATCAGGCTCGTCGCCCCCATCGTACTCCTCTGGAATTGGAGGGGGTGGTGCAGATCGTTTGTCAGGGTTCATGAACATGTCCATGCCGTCATCCTGAGGAGCTGCACTCGGCCCAGGCGCTTGCTTAGCAAAAGGGCTCATCTTGGCAGGCTTGGGCTTCAGAGGAACCCTCCGCGCTGGAGCCTGGATGGAGATTTCATCCAGAAGAGCCGTTTCATCATCATTCAAATTCATAGCGTGACCATCATTCGTGTCGAAAGTAATGTCCATTCTAAAACCTTTAAAGAAATAAGCTCAGTATCTTTAACGCAAAAATAATCTCACCCAAATACAAATGAAGAAGTTTGGTAGCCGTCTCATAATTTTTGGCCTGCTCATCGCAATCCTGTACATGCTCATGAAGAGCCGGTCGAGTTCCTACATGGGGTCACCCCTCGACATTATCATGGGTCCAGGTGCAAAGGCTGGCCCGGCTGACATTTTCGGCCTGAAGAGTGACATGAAATGCGTTCCAGGGCCAAGCGTCGACGCTGGCTATTACACCCAGGATCTTACTCCAGGCGGCTTGTGTAATGATCAGGAGTTTGTCAGAAACCAGATGCGCGACTGGACTATAAACACAGGCATAGGCGGGACTCTGTTTGATCGCCTCGGTTAGAAACACGTGCTGACTATTCGTGCTATATCATCAAGCGTATTAACTGAACAATCACATCCATAGTAATTTTCGGGACATTCGCACCTTGTACTTATCTCGCCTCCATAAGTTTCAGTAACAAGGTATCCCCCGTTTTTACAACGATTCGCAGTAGTATCTATCGTTGCAAGATTACACGCATCTCCGTACCATCCTGTCAGACAAGTGCATGACCAAACAGCTCCATCAAATCCGAGAGCTCCTCCAGGTTTATAACATATAGGTATCTTTGAAAAGTCAAATGTACTCGGTGTCGGGGTCGGTGTCGGTGTCGGTGTCGGTGTCGGTGTCGGTCCTGCAATTTCACACGCGCTTCCAGACCAACCGGTAATGCATGTACATTTCCAATTTGTTCCATCAAAATTGAGGTACCCTCCAGGAGATGTACACAGAGGAGGATTTTTGATGTTTCCTACAGAACAATCCGAACCTCCCCACCCTGGATTACACGTGCACGTATACGTACTTCCTCCTATTTTTGTGAGCGAACCGCCGGGAATCGCACACGGAGGAATCTTTACACCTGTGTCGACATTCGGAATGTTACACGCCGATCCTGTCCATCCCGGAAGACACGTACATGACCAATTGGTTCCATCGAAACTCAAAGCACCTCCCGGTTTGTAACATGGCTGAATTGATTTCGAAGTCGAAGTCGAAGTCGAAGTCGGGGAAACTACAGATTTTGAAGGTTTAGCAAAAATCAAAATTACAAGTAAAATTATAACAATTGCAAATAGACCGAGTTCCACTACCCACATAATGTAAACTCTGTTTTTAATTCATCGATACTTTGGTAGTATCGTGCAAGATCCTTTTTGAATCGTGCATCCTGCTTAGCTCCTGTTTTGTAGAGCCACGCAAGATTCGCTTTGCTGTACTTTGTTCGCGTCTGGTTTTCCGTGGGCCGTCTCGGAGTCTGTTTCTTGGGAGCTGGAGCCGACGGACGATCGACAAAACTGAGCGCCTGCATGATCGTGTCCGCCAAGTCATCCTTCTTTTTGTGCGTGTCGAAAAACTGAATCCATTCCTTGTTTGTTTCAGAAAGAAATCGCCTGGCCCGTTCGACGGACGCCTTTTTACGGGCGTCATACTTTGCCTTTCCGGGCCCAGCAACGTCTGGAATTTTGTGCCGAGCGTCCCAGATGATTACATTCTTCTCCTTGACGAGAAAGTATGTGTGCAAAAGGTTTTCGACGCTCTTCATACCCCTGTTCCTGTCGGGCTGCTTTTCAATGACGACCGTCTCTGCATCGAGAACCCATGAACGTTCATTCAAATGCCGAACCAGACATTTGAAAACTCCATCTGCGTGCTTCATGGGAACTCCCGAAACGTCCCATTGTGAAATCTTTTTCGTTTCTGAATCAAAAAGACACATTGCAAGGTTTTTGATTCCGCAATCTATAGAGAGTATCATATAAAGATATATAGGCTTCTTCCTTTAAATGAATCAAATTTGTTGGTGGTGTGTTCATCCTCACGAAAACAATCTTCCGTTCCACCTTCCCGTCAAATATGACGACCGGCTCCAACGATTCAACACAATTGGGAATTTTTGTTCATGGAAATGTGCAAAGGCGTACGCGCTCCAGATGGATACTGCCCGAAAAGGTGAAATCTTGTCCATTCTTGCGCTCATGCGAATGAAGGCGACGGGTGGACGGTACGAGAAACTTTGGCCAGCCCCGAAACGAGAGGCACTTGCGTGCTTCGGAGGAAAATTTTCAATTGAAGAGTTTAGAATGTACGGGGGGCCAATCGAGCCGCCGGTCGTTCACTGGCCGTTCGAACACAGGTACGTCCCGACAATCGGACCAGACACGCACGTCCAAGAAAAGTCATTCTCGGGTGGAAAGATGAAAGCCATTGAGGATTCGGAATCTCTCAAACTCAAACGAGAGAAACCTCTCGCACGCGCATCATCCAAGTTAGAGAGTGTGCTCGGTATTACAAGAAAGGTGAAGTGATGTGTTTCGAGATTCGAAAAAAAGAGTACATTTTTGAAAACGGAACACACGTTTTTGCGCGCGACTATCAATCTGCAATTGTAAAACTTCATGAAACAAATGATTCACAATTTACAATTGAAGATTGTAAAAATTATAATTGGAAATGTACATTTTCTCCGACTGTTTTTGTAGAATACAAAAGTTCGAGCGGTTCAACGGCGGCACTTCACGGTCCATGGTTTCTCCACCTGGACAAGAGAGTTACCGTATCCCAGATACCGAATAAATCAAGTTGGATGTAGACGGTGAGCGTATTGGTTTAATACTCGTGGTACGCGGTCGTTTATAATTACTTTTCTGCATAAAGAAAATAATGACTGCAAAAACAAAGAGTGCTACGAGAAGGTGTTTTTTCATTACCATGTTACTTGAAAATTAATTGCTTCTGCTTGTGCGTCGGTCTGGACACAGGAACATTGTCGTCCGTGCTCTTGTGCCACTGATCTCCACTGTGAGCTCTCCACTGGATAGACCAGCGCTCGAGTGTCTTTCGGCACATTACGCACGGTATAGACGTCCCGAGCTTTCCCGTTCCGCACATTCTCTCAATACGAATGTCGCCATACTTTCGATGGATCCAATTTCCGAGTTGGTGCGGCTTGATGCCCGCCCGATTCGCCTCCATATTCACAGACCTAAAAAAAAGGCGTTCCGCACACATGAAATAATTGTTTGGGTGAGTCGTCTTGCTCGTGTAGCAAATGACATATGGTCTCATTTCGTCTTGATTCATTAGAAGCTCAAAGCTTTACCTAAAGTTGCAAATGAATTTGTTACAGATGGAGGAAGAGCCGCTTTGCTCATATTTTTCGAAACTAATTGGTACGCATTGATTATGTTTGCAAGTGCACCTGGCGACGGTTTTTGACGATCAAAGCCCATAAATAAAGTATTTGATGCATTTACAAGCTGATTTATACTTGCTTCGAGTGCGGGTTGATTCGTCACACCTGCAGCCAAATAGGCGGCTACAAATGTATTCAAAGATGCCGAATATGTCTGCAAAGAAGATGAAACGGGATAGAGTGGAGCTATGATTTTGTTAATAAACTTTTCAGATGTCCTGAAAAAAAGGAGGTACAAAATTATTGCAAGAAAAATGATGATTAAAGTGTCCTCCATACTAAAAAACGAGTATTTTTTTTGCCAGAGTCTGGAGAAATCATTCAAACCCAAAATGGCTCACCCATATCGTGCATACATTCAGGGTGCCTTTGCAAAGGTCCTCGGTCCTGGAGCAGTTTCCAAAAATTGCGAAATTTCGATTCTAAACTGGACGAGGGAGAAGGTTTCACACGGTGAGTCGTCATGGGAAAATCCGGCGTTTCGCCAGTTGTACAAGTCCAAGGCGATTGGGATCCTGCGCGAGATGGAGCGGTCGCCGACGGTTCCCGTTCCTGATTTGAAAGTTGAAGAATCCAAAATTTCCTTTTCAATCAAGATGGTTCCGGGCCTGGTCCGCAAGCTTCAAACCAAGCAGCTCGACCCGAGGCGCATCGCCTGGTACTCCCCCGACATTCTCTGGCCTGAAGGACCTTTTGCGCGAGTCATGGCGGACATCAAACAGAGAGATTTGCGGATCGAAGAAATCAAGGCGCAAGAGAAGGACTACGAAGGCATTCTCCAATGCAGGAAATGCAAATCGAAAAAGACGGAGTACTACCAGCTTCAGACACGGTCAGCCGACGAGCCGATGGTACGTTTTCTTGTTTATTTTTTTTCTATTTCTAACTCTTTCTTCAGACAACATACGCAACGTGCAAAAACTGCGGGCTCAAGTGGAAATGCTAGGTTTTTTCTTAATTCTCATTTCAGGACGTTCAATATAAAGTTGTTTTAATGTAATTGAAAGTTTGGATTTTCGTTCATCTGTCCATTGTATTTTTCTTTTTTGTATCATTTCATCTCTTTTTTCATTCCACATTTTTTTAGAAATTTTTGAAAGTTTTTCTTTTGTTTCAATAGTATGTTTTCCACCTAAACCTCCTTCTTTTAAATTATATCCATTTGGAACAATTGTATTATATTCGGTTATAAAATATTTTTCTTTTTCATTTAATTCGTCTTGATTACAATTTTCAGATTCCCATAAAGATTCCATATAGAAGCAATCCTTTCCGTATTTTTTTATTGAATTATTTATCAGAGAATTACTAATAGGTTTTTTACAATGTTCTTGGAATCTTATATGCATTTCTCTGGTTGTTTGGCCAATGTATTTTTTACCATTTATTAAATTTTCAATTTTGTATATAATTCCTTTCATTGTGGTACTTTGTGTCAGTATCTTTAAATTAAAAATATATGAATGTGTAAATGAATACGTACCAGATTCATGTGGATACAGGGTCTCGTCTGAACATTTCGGGCGCAAATACATCTCCAGTCGTCTCTAAAATTAATTCAAACCCTTTCCAGTGTTCGATCCTTTTAGGAAACAGGCACCGGGCGTTTAGGAGCGCACGTCTTTTGAATGCACAGATTCCTGTAGGGTTTTACAACATCAGAGCTCCTTATAACACGCTCACGCTCGGATCGACTCTCTATACAGTTCCTCCAAATAATTATACTCTTCCGAGCCTGATTTCATATTTGGCCACTAATGTATCATCGGGTTTTAGTGTTCCATCGTACTCAAATGCAATTGTCGCATACACGGCGTCGTCATCGAGTTACTACATGACTGTCGGATCGACATTTGGAATTGCACAAATTCTCGGATTTTCATCGGGTCAGACCTTGAATGCATCTACAATCTATTCCCAGAATCCAGGGTTTGTAAATTTCGACACGTACATTTCAATATTCATAGAAAACATCGGATCGTCGTCTCTCGAGCCGTCTCAGATTACCTATAAAATTCCAACCTACCCCAATTCTTCAAACGTAATTTATTTTAATGAAGCTTCAAATTTCATTCAGGATGTCCAGGTGACTGATCGGAACGCTCGGGTGGACCGTCTCAACATTACAGTCCTCGATCGGTTCGGAAACATCATGAACAACAACGGGCTCGACTGGTCATTCAGTCTCCAGGTTGACAGCGACACGTGATGCGTTTTTTTACTTAAAAAGTTTACAGTACACATCGAATAAATGATCAAGGTCTGGACAGACGTCGGTGCCAGGAAGCCAGTTCCTCTCCTTGCCAAGATTGTCGAACAGAATGGATCAGTCTTTATCATCCGATATCTTCAGAAAGGCGATGATAAAATTTGGAGGTACGAGGATGAAACCTATGAAATTGATGAGGATTCCATCCAGGACGACTTGTGCACGAGCCTCGAGACGGACATTGGATTCAGAAAGTCAGGCGACGGATTCATTCAGGTGACCGAAGAGCTGAGCGATGATGAAAATAATATAGACATGTATTAAAATGGCAGCATCTCAACCTCCAATGTGGGTCTGGATCCTTCTCGCAATTCTATTTGTTTTCATAGGCGCATGGGCGACGAACATGACGTGTCCAGCATTCGGCCGGTCATGCCCCAAGGCTCAGGCCCAGAACACGAGCGGGGCAGGGTCGGTAACCCCAGAGCAACTTAAGATCATCGAATCTTACTTTTAAAAAAAAGCTTAGTACTAAGTAAATGAAGTTCAATGAGGATCACGTCATAATTGCACTGGTGATTCTCATCATTTTAACCATTTGGTCGAAATTCATGATGTCGAGCGGGTATGGCCCAGGCCAGGCAGGAACTAGTGCTACAATTCCCCAACTTATGAAAATTGGAAATGATATAATTATTGACAATTGGTATGCAAACAGTTCGACACTGACAACTGACACAGGAACAGGAACTGTGGGGCTCGCATGCAAAGGAACCGCGAATGATTCCAAGCTTAGTCCAGGTGATCTTAATCGACAGGGGTGGGCAATGTCAACACTTTCAGGTTTAACAGTTAGAAGCGGCACATACAGCACGTCAACCACTGTCGCACAACCGTCTACTACTGCTGCTGCTAGCATAAGTTTTGTAGGATTTAGGAAAACTCTAAAATTCGGTGGCGGCGGAGATGTTTATTATCTTTTTATGAAAACGGGATTTACCTTGCCAGGAATTGGGCTCCCGTCCGGTACGTCAGCGACCGGAGGTGCCACTGATTTTACTTTTAGTGCAGCTTCTCCAATATTTTTACCTGTTGGTACTTTTAATATTCCGAAATTTGTCACGTTTGCCGCATCTGCTATAAGTCCATTTGCAGATGGAGGGTGTGCGTACCGAACAGTGACGGGTACATGTCAGGTGGCATCTTCAACTTGCGGAACGGTTGGTACTCAGGTTAAGCAACTTATTCTTACAAAAGTTCAGACTGGTGCGGCGGGATGCACCACGACCGATGGCACTGATCTCGCGCAATCTGGTGGCAAAGTAACTAGTGCAGTTGGTACAGGCATAACCGCAACTGGTGTGTCTTCTGGCCAAAATGCTATTTCTGGAACCACCGCCGGATTAACTGCTACAGGTAGTGAAGCTTACTTCACCACGGCTGCAGCTGTAGGCGCAACTGTGTACTATGCAGATAGTTGTATTCCAACTGGGTGCGGATCGAGCATAGCTTCAAGTTTCTTGCAAAATTCTGGAACTGTGACAACAATTGCAGGAGTTCCTGGATCAACTGCAGAGGTGGATGGAGTAGGTACCGGCGGGTCAATCAACGTTCCTGGTGGAAAGGACGCGGCTAATTTTTTGGCTCCTACATTTATTGCAGCTGGCGGCGCTACTGGTTCCGTTTCTAATGTCTTAGTTTCCAATGTTACTATTGCATCAGGTACAGGTGGTTTTGCAATTCGCCAACTTTGGAAAGAAACGTATGATACACCAGCTCTATGGCAGACGGCTACAATTGTTGTAAGTGGTCTTACTAATTCTAGTACCCCAGCATGTTCAGGGCTAGCGGTCGACCGTAATGGAGCTTCTACTGGATACATTTATGTCGCAGATTCTGCTAATGGTAAAATTTACAGGTTGAACTATGCAGGAACTGTCTCGGTAACTTGGACCCTTGCCAGCGTTGCTGGAATATGGCTAGACGCCACTTCGAGCACAGCTGCTGGAAACTACCTTTATGCACTCACTGGAACTAACATATACGCTATACCGGTTGCATTGGCAACTAACTCCATCAGCGCTTCAAATTCTATGGTATTTCCATATTCAGGTGCCACCGGTAAACAGATTGTAGTTACCGGATCTGGGACATCTTCAGGAATGGCATATATTAGCGACGCGGGTGGCGGAAGTGCTAAAATTTGGTACGTACCTGTTCCCATAACAACATTTTCAGCATCTACGGCTACTTCAGTAGCAGCTCAGACTTTTGCGGGCGGTGGTTCAGGCGCAGGAACACAAGGAGCTCGCGGGACCGGAAATCTCACTATCGGATCGGGCGTTCGGGCTCAACTCGCTGTTGATATTTCGAACAGCATCTATATTGCAGTCCCTGGAAACAACCTCATTGAAAAAACCGATGGCCAAGGCTATCTATCAACGTATGTAGGCGGCGGAGCCGCTCCTGGTGCTACAACCTCAACCTCGGCAGGTTCGGCGGCTGTCGATGAGACAGGAAGTTCGGGGTCTTCATACCCGGGCGGCGGTGCACTCTTTACCGCGCCTCAGGGTATTGCAATTGCCCCAGACGGTATCACAATTTTCGTAGCAGATACGGGTAATAATATTATTCGTATGATTGTATAATGGAGGTGATTCTCCTGTTTGTTGTATTTTTAATTTTGATTGTAGTGGTAAAAAAAGAAACCTACGGCCAGGTTATAACTCGATATTTTGTAGCTCCTAGCATTCAAAACATAGGAAGCGATATAAATATTAACAACTGGCTAAATTCAAACAATTCTTTAAATGGAAGTGATGCCGTACTGAAGACAACATACACCACCTATCAAATTGGCGATTTGAATAGATTGTGTTGGGCAGATACTTCAGGAAAGTGTGCAGGCTTTAGAAAGCAACTTAAAGCTGGAGGAGGAGGTCCGGTCTGGTTTCTGTACACATCGGATGCTACATTTTCAGGTGTGCCAACAAATGAGCAACAAGTCTATTCGTGCCCGAACCTTGTTACCGTCAATAAATTTAACATTCCCCAGTTTGTAATTTTTGCAAAATCTTCTCAAAAACCATTTGTTGAAAATTGTGTATGGACGAAAACAGCGACATCGTGTTCGGCCACAGGGTGTGGAACCACTGGAACCCGACAAGATACATACAATGTCACAAACTATAGTTCACCGTGTTATGGTTCTGAAGGACAGATTCTTACGAGTGCATCGACTCAAACAGTCGCAGGCGCGGCGTGTACTGCACCCGCGTGTAATCTCTACGACGACGGAGTTCCCGGAACAGTGACCGGTGGTTCGGGTCAATCTACTCTCACGGCGACTTCAATTACAGACTGTCAAGATGCGTGTACCAAGAAAGTCGGATGCAAGATTATTCAATTTACGGCACCATCGACGTGTACCGGGTATACAGCCAAGACGAGCGTGACGCCCGGAACCGGATCGACGTACGTCTATAGCCGAGTTCGATAATTTACTTGGTTTTTTTAACATCCTTTTAGTAGGAAGAAGATGATTCTCGTTTTGATCATCTTCTTGGTACTTGTCATTCTCGCAAAACGAGAAGGATATTCTACAGGAACGGCATCGGCTGATTTATTTCCACAAATTGTAAGTTTCGGAAACGATGTTTCGACAGGGTGGATCGGGACCGCTACGAACGCGACACTTGTCTCAACAGTGAATAAGCTTCAACTTGGTGATCTGAACAGGTATTCGTGGGCTAATAATTATAAAGGATTTAGAAAGACGCTCCAAGCGGGTGGCGGCGGTCAAGTTTATTTTTTGAAAACCGCTCCTACGAATTCAGATCTTTCTGTCATTTCACCAATCTTTGCATACTCGAACGGGTTCGCAATTCCACAAAATGTAATTTTTCTTAATTCTAACGCAAAACCCGAACTTGACAAGAATTGCGTATATACTCGTTCGATGTCGTGTCCTGCCGTCGTTGGCTCGACGCCCTCATATTACACTGATACGTACACGCTTTCGACATCTGCAAAAGGATACGGAAATTGCCAAGTTGCCGGAGGACAAACACTTACAAGCACAGGATTGAAAATTTCAACTGGTACTCTGTGTAAGTGCGCACCTGGATCTGGAGGTACTACGTGTGCTACGTGTTTGGCAGGATACTATTCAGCGGGTGGAAGTTTGGCCGCGTGTTCTCAATGTGGAGCGGGGTATTCTAAGGCGGGTGCATCATTTTGTTATACTCTTATACACGGTAGTAAAATGGTCTATGCATTAACCAGTACAGGGTATGTATACGCATGGGGGCAGAATACTAACGGAGAGTGCGGAATTGGTACTACTGCAAATCAACTATATGCAACACAGGTTTTAACTGCGGCATCGACTCCCTTGACGGGTGTAACCTCGATTTCGGCAGGATCTTTGACGGGGTACGCACTGACAAACACGGGAACTGTATACGCATGGGGGCAGAATACTAACGGACAGTGCGGAATTGGTACTACTACAAATCAACTATATGCAACACAGGTTTTAACTGCGACATCGACTCCCTTGACGGGTGTAACCTCGATTTCAAAAGGGTACGTAGCAGGAGCTGTGACGGGGTACGCATTGACAAACACGGGAGTATACGCATGGGGGGCGAATACTACCGGAGGCTGCGGAATTGGTACTACTACAAATCAACTATATGCAACACAGGTTTTAACCGCGGCATCGACTCCCTTGACAGGTGTAACCTCAATTTCGGCAGGTTCGACGGCCTATGCATTGACAAACACGGGAGTATACGCATGGGGGCAGAATACTAACGGAGAGTGCGGAATTGGTACTACTGCAAATCAACTATATGCAACACAGGTTTTAACTGCGGCATCGACTCCCTTGACGAGTGTAGCCTCGATTTGGGCAGGGTATAAATCATGCTATGCACTGACACAAGGCACGGGAGTATACGCATGGGGGCTGAATACTAGCGGAGAGTGCGGAATTGGTACTACTGCAAATCAACTATATGCAACACAGGTTTTAACTGCGACATCGACTCCCTTGACGGGTGTAGCCTCGATTTCGACAGGTCAAAGAGGTGTATGCTATGCACTGACACAAGGCACGGGAGTATACGCATGGGGGGCGAATACTTTCGGAGAGTGCGGAAATGGTACTACTACAAATCAACTATATGCAAAACAGGTTTTAACTGCGACATCGACTCCCTTGACGGGTGTAACCTCGATTTCAACAGGGTATCAAACATGCACTGCATTGACAAACACGGGAGTATACGCATGGGGGTTTAATTATTACGGACAGTGCGGAAATGGTACTACTACAAATCAACTATATGCAAAACAGGTTTTAACTGCGACATCGACTCCCTTGACGAGTGTAGCCTCGATTTCGGCAGGGTACGTATCATGCTATGCATTAACCAGTACAGGGTATGTATACGCATGGGGGGGGAATACTAACGGAGAGTGCGGAAATGGTACTACTACAAATCAACTATATGCAGCCCAAATTCCCTCTCTTACACTCTAGTTAAACACACTGACCCTTTACAAACAAATGTCGACAACCTCAAAGTTCTTGGCCGCCTTTGATCCTCGGAGTTCCGTGCACGTCGATTGGCTCTCGCGCATGATGGATGTCGCCGAGACCATGGGCGACCCGTCCAAGAGCATGAATCTTCTCAAGGACATTAATTCAAACCCGATGAACATTACGCTCGAGAAGATGGATGCGCTCGATTGGCCCCACATCCATTTCGTCCTGTGCGCCTCGTACGCAAAGGCGGTTCTCCGCAAAACTGCATTCATTCCATAAACTCTTCGAACCGGCTTTTGTAAAAGTCCAAGTCGCCCTCGATTGCGTACATTTCGGCCCGGATCCTGTACTCACCGGAATGTTCGATGATTCTGTTGACGGAAACCATGTCCAGGATGTTTCGGGCACACATGTGCTGAAGATTTTCAACTTCCCATTCTTCGATGAAAATGCGTGAAATGTCTTCAATCTCGGGCTTTGGCAAAACGAAATCAACATCACCCCCCGGCCATTCGTTTGTCTGGTTGTAATGAGTCTCAATCATTTTTGCCAACAAAAATGCATCTTTATAATTTCTAAATCCAACGACTGAGGTTTTCGATTCTTCATTCGGCCGAAGAGCATAAATTGTGTTTTCGTCTGAATGAAGGGTAAAATATTTGTTTGGCAAAACTTTGGGGCGGGGGCGGGAGATGGTCAACATTTGGATTGGCGCAGAGAAAATTAAGGTGACGCCTCCGCCAGTTTCAAATTTTCTCTGACCATTACAAGAAACACAATGGAGTGCGCAATTTGCTACACGGAGACGGCGAGCGTCTGCAAGCTCACATGCGGACACGTCTTTTGCAAGGACTGCGTCAAGTCGTGGTACAAGAAGAGCACAGACCCGACATGCCCGATGTGTCGCCGCCCAATGTACTTTCGGGGGTTCCACAAAATTCAGGAAAAGTGGGAAGACGATGCAGAGGCTGAAAAGTGCGCCGAGATTTACGGCGAGTCGATCGACGAAGCCTTTGAGGAGGCGTGCAGCCTCGCAGACGAGATTCCGCGATGGCGAAAAAGCATCATGCGCGACCTCATGGAGGAGCTCAAGTGCATCGAGAGCACGCTCCAGTGTCTGAATGCATGGGGCGCGTCGTCGGCCGACATCGAGTACGTCATCATGGAGACGGACGACTACTACAGCTTCAGAAGACTCAAGTACGAGTGGCCAAACGAGCCAGCAAAGGAGTTTTTGACAAGATACCCTACGCGGTCAGAAGTTTCTCGGGGGGGAAAGAGGGGCCGAGCGCTCGAAGACGAATGGGCTACTGTGGTATTCCTCCTGAGTGTAACATGAATATTCCTAGAACAATAAAAACAAGTCCTAACCACTGAAAAGGTCCCTTGAGTCGTTCACCCAGAATCAGATAGGCTGCGACAGACTCGAGAGCGGCAGACACGCCGTCCCACATCCCATTCACGTACAGGACATTTCCTTTTTTGAGACATTTAATCAGAAAATAAATGACGCCTATGTACCCTAACGACCCCTGTGCAAAGGATGCTGGCCCACCTGACCGTGCAAACTGTTTGAATCCGAAATCTCCGATAATTTCGGTTGCTGAAAGAGCAAAGATGTCAAGCAGACTCATTTAAAAGAGACGGACATTAAATTGCAAGAATGGACGTCGTCAAACTTTATGAATCATTGTTCTTCGGAAAGACGATTACTGTCGTTCGAGGCACGAGGCGCCACAAAAAGTTTATCAGGCTTACAATTATCGACTTTCAGGAAGACGGGTGGCTAGGAGAGGATGATGATGGAAACCTGGAGACAATCACGTGGGACGATATTTTTTATCATTCTAATGTATGACGCGTTTCAATTCTCTCATCAAAGAGGCGACCAAGACTCGTCGCCAGGCTCTGGTCAACATGTTTGCAAACAAAAAACCTTGGATAGTTACGCCATACAGGGACAGAAAAGGCCGCGTCATATACAAGGCCGTCAAAGAAACATATTTCGTAATTTCAAATTACAAGAAATACTATGGGATCAAGGCTGCATCTCCATCTCACCTCTTGGCAAAAGCCCCGAAGGCTATTCGGCCCGCTCGGTAAGGTCCCTACAAAAACTTTCAAGAGAGACGAGGACAGACTTCCAGTACTCGTCGTCTCGAAAGACGTCGTGGGACGCAATCGTTTCGTTATATTGCTCGACTAAACGTCCGCGCTCAAGATTCAGCATCTGAAGATACGTCTGGACCTGGACGTACTCGTATTCAGGAACTTTATTAAAAAGCCGCTTCGTTCTGTTTTTAATCTCAATGAGAACCTTTGAACCGTCCGGCATTTCCTGAATCCGATCAATTTTTCCGACAATTGTAAAATCGTAATTTTGAATGTCGCATACGTGAAAAGTATGAAATGCATTATCCCTTTTGAAAACGCCCTCGAGCGCATCAGATGTCCTGTCTTCCGAACGAATTCCGTGATTCGTATAAACCTTTGATCGAATGTGATCAATGACATCCGCCTTTTCAACAGTCGTGAGCGTCTGGTCAGCCTCGATCGACGCCTTTGCATTCAGAAAAACATTTTCAGTCTCTGTGGATGATTTCGTCTGAATTGCAATCGCCTCGTCCAGAACTTTGAGAGCATTTCCAGATGCCCTGACCGTCTTCCAATACCTGTCCCCGCGCGTTTCGCCACGAAATGTTTCCGGCCAGTACCGTTTCCACATTTCGTCGCGAACTTCAGCAATTGATTTGTACGGATTGCGCCCAATGATTGCAGCAACCTCGCTCGCTTTAATAACGACTCGGTTCATTTCCAAGTCTACGTATAATTCTTTTAAGTTAGTGTAAAAAGCAATGTAATTACTTGAAGAACCGAGTACCAAAAGAGAATCGAACGCTCGAGGCTCTTTGAGCACTGGCATGAATGAGATTTCAGGCTCGATATATACGTCAGGGATGCGTACAGGTACACGAGAGACGCGGCGAGGAGCGGGATTTTAAACATTTTGAGAGCCTTTGTTCCCTTTGCAAGTATCGCAAACTGAAGACCAATTGCGGCAAGGAAAAAATACTTCATGTAGTCCCTGCGCCAATCCTGGGAACACGTACACTGGCTTTTTTCCATCTGAGAAATCCAAGAAAAGGCAAATCCGTAAAAGGCAATGTTAATTATCGGCACAATTTCTTTCATTTATATAGTCTTGAGATATTCTTTTACATGAAAGCCGTCTTGACCTCTGAATTTTGCAATGTACCGATTGTAAAACTTTTTTTTTAATTCATCTCGAGCAGTCACCACGACGCGATCAATCATTTCCCTGTAGACATCATCCATCTCTGGGTAATCTCTGAAATTAAAATCAGGAATTCTAATTTTGTGTTCATACTTTTTCAAAATTTTTTCAATTTCATCGTTGCTCAGGAGCTCCCTGAATTTGTGAGCCCTCGTATGTTTTTTCAGGTATTGCATTTATATTCTCCGGATAAGATAATGGCAAATAAGTCTGTCTTGATAATAATCGTGGTTCTGGTATGTATCGTGTCTATGATCATCGCGGGAGCATCGTATTACGAAGGGTGGACGTGTACACTGGGGTTTGGAAACGCATGTCCTTCTTCGGGAAGCACGAGTACATCTCCAACCACTCCGAGTGGCGATTCAGGGAGTGGTGACTCGGGAGGCGGAGACGGAGGCGGAGACGGAGGCGACTCAGGGAGTGGTGACTCGGGAGGCGGAGACGGAGGCGACTCAGGGAGTGGTGACTCGGGAGGCGACTCAGGGAGTAGTGACTCAGGGAGTGGTGACTCAGGGAGCTCGGGAAGTGGCTCGCTTATAATAACAACCCCAAATCAAGCATGTGTCGGACACTGGGGAGATTGTAGCGTAACGTGTGGAGGAGGTACAAAATCTTGGATTATAGATCGTAAACAGGGAAGTTCAGGAGCGGTATGTAAAGATGAGAACGGTACCCCAATGACGGATTCCAGTGGAAATCTCACTTCAGCCGCTACTAATGCGCCGTGTAACACACAAGGTTGTACTCAGAATTGTATTGGATCGTGGTCTGGATGGACAACGTGCCCAGCAACATGTGGCGGTTCGCAATCAAACACATTTACAGTTACACAAAATCCTTTAAATGGAGGAACACCGTGCGATACTATATATGGACAAGACGTGGGCAATGCGTCCGTAGGTCATGATAGAGTTATAACGCGACCATGTCCGAACGTATGCCCTGGACCCCAAAACGCTTCAGGGTATTGGTCCGAATGGGGGCCGTGTTATTATTTAGATGATCCTACCACTCAAGTTTCATGTACAGTTCCGGCAGCTTATGGTGTAAGTACAGCGTATCAAAGAAGACATTTCATTCTCACGACTTTCGCAACAAATGGGGGATCGGGAGCTACTGATAACGGTATACTTGTAACTGATTCTAATAATGTCTTAACAGCGGCAGGCACCCAGCAGCGAGTATGTACAGGATTAACAAATTGCTGTACCGATGCTTTAACTTCACAAATCGTGGGACCATGGACATATGAAAATGGTGGACCTTTATGTGCTAATGATCCTCCTTCACAGCTTTGGTCTAGAAGTATAAACTTTGGAGCTAAACGAGATTTCACAGGCGCGTGTGGTTTTGTAACTACTAAAACTACGTATTCGGCTGATAATACAGGAGTTGTAGGTATAAACACTACTAATAAAAAATCAGGATCTCCTACTATTAACAGGTGTCCCCGTCAAAGACCTACGTCTGGACAATGTCCAAATGGTAAGACATGGACCGCTACAGACAATCCGTGCGCCCTTCCAGATGTTATTGCAGATTATACTTGTCCGGCTATGAGGCTTGGCGCTGATAATGATTATAATGCTTCAGTGGCCTATGGAGAAGTAGATAAAACCATTCCTGGGTGTATGCAAACTTATACTATGAGTAATAGGTATGGGCGCTCAAATTATAGAACTACCAATAATAAACTTTTGAATACATCCAGTGTAACTTGTCCACGATACTATATTAGAAAATCGACTACGATTCCCAGCACCGGAATATCATATACTACTAATTTAAGAGATTTTTTGACGTGTGTTCAAAATCCGAGTCTGACTAGACCTAAAAACCTTGTGTGTCCTACGAATGGATATTTTATACCAGACTCGGGTGGAGCAAATTGGTGCAATCCTACTAATAAAGGAGCCGGTGCACCTCCAAGAACTGCTAACGGAATGTAGTTAATACTAATCCAGCACTTTCAAATCCCATTGTTCCACCTCCTTAATTTTAGAGTCATTCTCACGCCACGTTCATTTGAAAATCGTACATTCAAGAAAATGACACAACTGATTCGCCCCGGACTCAAGTTTGAGATTTTCCCGGCGCATGTCGATTCTTCCGTTCTCGAACGGACCATCTCAGCGTACGGTCAAGAAATTTGGCCATGTGCGAATGAAATTTACATGGTCACCTCCGACTTGTCAATCATTTCGTTGTTCGAACCGGCCAAGGTCATCGGGTGGGAACTTCTCGACGAAAACGATTCTTGGTACTTTAGAATCAAAAGCCCAGGATGTAAACCCCACAGATGTTCAGTCCGGTGTGTCGGCTACGAACAACAAAACGATACAAATTCAGGTGAACCAATGGTCCTTGAATTTTAATGGACCGCTAAAACAAATGAAGCCGTGTGTCCTCACACAGGTTTACATTCGTCGATTTCAGCGCCACCCAATCACCAAGAGCGTCGTCAGGGACACGGCGGTCGGCATCGTCCCCACTGCAGTTTCCGATGTCGTTTTTCACCACGCCACCCCGGACCTCGTTCGGACCGCCCAGGATTCGCTCGTCATAAACACAATGATTGTCTTGATTAAACACGCTGTAATTTGAATTTTCCTTTTGGATACACTACATTGAAATGAATTCTGAGCTTTCCATTTTTTAGAAACCCCTTTCCAGGAATTATATAATCCTCGCGAGGATCAATGACTCCCCATTCTGACGTGTCAATTTCAAACGACCCGTCAAAGTGAGGAATCGTACATTTCTTTCCATTGACTGAATCTTCAAATGAAATTCGGGTAGACCAAATCAGATCCGAACCCTGTCTCATGAATTCCGGATGCGATTGAATCCGAATGTGAAAAACAATGTCACCAGGTTCTTCGTTTGGCCCGTGTGTTTGTTCTCCGAGTCCGTGGCCAATCAGTGTATTTCCATCCTCGACTCCTGCAGGAATTTTAAGCTCGAGATTCACCTGTTCGATCGTCTTTTTCTTCCCGCCGCATGCTCCACATCCACTCCTGTGAGATGCTTGACCGTTACATCCCGGACATTGTTGTTGAATGAGCATCGGGCCCATTTGAATGTGAATCTGTCCGCGACCTTTGCAGTGCGGGCAATGAACGACGCAGTGCATGCACCATTTTCCCAGAGAAATTTTCATATTTTTCGATAGACCCCTATAGGACTCTTCGAGGCTAATTTTAATTTCGTGATCGTGATTTGCTCGCCGAACCGGTCCGCGCTGTCCACCACCCCCAAACATCTGTGAAAAAATGTCGCTCATCCCGTGTCCCGGACCGTCCGGCGTTCCAAATTGATCGAAATTTTGACGCTTTTGCGGATCGGACAGAATGTCGTAGGCCCCCTGAATCTTTTTGAATTCTTCTGGATTTCCACCCTTGTCAGGATGATGCCGAATTGCGAGTTTTCGGTACGCCTTTTTAATTTCATCTTCGGACGAACCTTTTTGTATTCCCAGAGCTTCATACGGATTCATGATTGTAGAGCATTTTTTCTTTTTAAGCAGATAAAAGAGTCGTTCTCTACTCAATTATATGGCATCACTCCACAAAGCGCTCGATCGCGTCAACACTCTCAAGGCTGATTTGAAAGAGGCGAATCTCGATCTGAAGGTTGAGCTCGAGGCAACCACGCTCTACAAGGCGATTCTGGCTGCGACTCTCGATCAGTCTACATCGACCAACAAGGTGCCCGAAAAGGCGGCGGCGGCCCAGGCTCTCAAGGTGACACTCGCAGTCTATAACGCAAAGGAGGAGAATTCGAGCGATTAAAACGCCATAATTATTCTATAGTCTAAAAATAGTAAGAAAATGGCGCACCTCGAGTTTAACGACTATCACATTCTCTGTGCATACCCGTTCAAGGGATCGGCGCCGGTTTTCAAATGGACATACTCTCTTTTTGAGCAGATTCACAAGAGTGCCGTGTGTCCCTCAATGTACGATCATCTTTCCGAATTCATTGTCGAGGAAATTTCTCCTGCTCAGCTTGACAGACTCGCGGAAGGAACCTACGTTCCAGGGACGTTGGAAGAGGATGCGATCACGAGTTACTACAACCTCCCTGTTCTGCTCAAGATTGACATGCACACCGAGACGATTCGGAGTTTGAAAAGGTTTCTGGCAAAGGCGGAACGCAAAAAGATGGCCGACATTGTTTCGCCCTTCAGGGAGGGTGATTTTTTCAACCGAGATTACATTGAATGGAAAACTTCAGAAAAGAAAAAGTGGGAAGATTTGTGGGAGGACACGAACCAGAAGATTCTCGAAGAGAGGCAGTGGAGGTATTGCAGCCAAGATCAAGAGGTGTTTAGTTTTGCAGATGAAATTTAAGTGATTGTTGAGCCACGTTTAATACAATGAAATGGTTACCAAAATAAAATGTCTAGCGTCGATGAACAGCTCAACCAATTTAGGTTTATTCTTTTGAACAATTTGACAGATTTCTGCAACGAGACCATAGATATAGAGGCGTGGGAATTTACTGAAACTCATACGCAGGAAATAATGTTCACCCTTCGATCAACAATCGACGACGCATACGAAGACATTATGGACGAGTACAGAAACTCGACACGAACGTGGATGCGTCTCGATGAACACCGGCGAATGATTCAGGCTGTCGCGTGGGCAACTTTGAATGTCCCGTACCCGGTCGATCCGATCATGTACCTCGAACGTTTTTGTGTAAACAACATAATCCTCTGCCGAGACATGGACGACGTTCGGTCGGCGATGATTTCCGCGAATCACCACTGCGAACTCATTCAGAGATCGTGGCGAAAATGCATTTCAGATCCAAACTATGTCGTCTGCAAGAACCGCCTCAAGAGGGAATACAGTGAATTTTCCAAAGAAATTGAGGAATTTCAGAGCCAAATAAATCTAAAATAAAATAAAACTAAAAATGAATTGCATTCACTGTGCGCATCTGCTCAAGATGCCCAGAGAGAAGAACAGCCACGCCTATAATCAATTTTTAAAGGATTTGGAGAGTGGAAAAGTGAAGCACATTAAAACTCAAGACGGGCGGCCAATTTACAAAGACATGACTTAGAGACGATGTGAGTGTAACTAATAGAATGCCTTCATTTGCAATCAAAGATGGATCTACGGTCTACGTTGTCGATCCGACTCAGATTCGGTGGTTTGAGTATAACCATCGGTACAACGATCTGACTCTTTTTTACAACAATGGCGCCATGGAGGTGATCCGTGGGCGCAACGTGAAACAAGCTTTTAACGATCTCCAGCTCCAGTTCAATATTCTCAGCGTAATGTAAATGCTGACTCCTTCGCAGAAAATTTATGTACAATTGCTTTCATCTAAAATTCCAATTATAGTTGGTTCAGGCCCAGCCGGAACCGGAAAAACCATGCTCGCATGTCACACGGGCGCTCGGGCTCTCAACGAAGGCCGTGTGAAGCGCATACTCATGACTCGCCCGGCAGTTTCTGTAGACGAAAATCACGGATTTCTTCCAGGAAGCATTGATAAAAAAATGGATCCATGGACCCGTCCAATGTTTGACATACTCGGTGAGCATTTTGGACGGGTCCACATAAAGACGATGGTAAAAGATGGCATCATCGAAGTCTGTCCTCTGGCGTACATGCGCGGCAGGACGTTTGATGCTTCATGGATCATCGGCGACGAAATGCAAAACTCGACACCTTCTCAAATGAAAATGCTCCTGACCCGAATCGGAAAGGATTCCAAGATTGTAATCACTGGAGATTGTGAGCAGCACGATCGGGGGTTTGAAATAAACGGCCTCTCAGATCTTCTCGGGCGCATCCCTGTGAATTCCGAGAGCATTCAACACGTACAGTTTTTTGAAAATGACGTCATGCGAAATGAAGTTATAAAAGAAATTCTGCGAATGTATTAATGGCGAATTCTCGCCTCGTTTTTGCTTCATCGGACCTCAGGGATTCAAATTTGTACCCAGATGGAAATGCATACATTCTCCACATGACCCTTCCCGTAAAAAATATTTCAAAAGTTGATTTGGTCAGTGCACATTTTCCAAATTCCATGTACAATATTACAAATTCATCAAATGTAATTGTGATTAATGGAACTTCAAACATTTTCATGTACGCCGGAAGGTACGATCAGACGTCACTCGCATTGACTCTTACGTCGGCCGGATTTAATACAACCTATGTCAAGGCTGAGGGACATTTTTTAATTTCAAACGTCTCTTCGTATAATTTTGTAGTTACAAATTCCGAACTTGCAACTCTCATGGGATTTGTGACCAACAAGACGTACACGCTCGTTCCAGCCAATCCAACGAAAGATCCTTTGTACCCTACGTCAAACATTGTTCGATCCGATTTCATTGCAAACATGACGATGAATGATTACATGTTTCTGGACATTGAAGAACTCCGGACACCAAACAACCTTTCGACCGGTCCTTTGTACAAAAACACAATTAACGGGACGAATGTGAACACGATGTTTGCCCCGATTATGATTAAAAATTCGCACCTGAGTTCAGTCACAAATTTCATGGAGACGAAGGATATTTTGCTGACAGTCTATTACCCGGAGCCCATTGCATCCATCGATCGATTGACCATTCGATGGAGAGACAAGAATGGAGACATTTTAAATTTCCATGGACTCAATTCAAATTCATTCATTCTTCGATTTCATGTCAATGATGGAAATGAAAGAATGAAGGAGTTTCAGTTGCCTCCTCCGGTTCCTATGGTTGATTTCCCGCACATAATCTGGGTGGCTCTTGTCATTGGAATACTCATTTTGATTGTGACTAAAGGTCCTCGGACCACGTGACCGATGCTCCAAAATCAGCCGAATTACCCGATCCATTGACTCCGATACATAAAACCACTAGATCACCAGGATAAGCCACAATATCGTAATCAGTCAAGTCATAAATCATCTGAGATGGCCCATTTGAAAGCACAGACGTGAAGATGGCATTCCCTCCCGTGACTGTTATACCTGAAGCGACGTTCGAAAAGCATGTTGAATTTCCATTTGTAATTGTTATGCCATCCGTTCCAGTTCCGCTGTTGTAGGCCGTCCACGACGCGTAGGTCGCTGTTGGGTTCTTTAGAATTTTTATAAGGGGTATATTTGTTCCTCCACCCGCGCAACTCACTGAGACGTTCCTGAAATGGAGCTGGGACCTGTTGGGTACCGCGTTGTAGTACGTTGCATTTTTGATCGCCAGGATTGAATAGAACAGACCGTCGTGTGGTAAATTTGTATAATAGTTTACCAGACCCCCCTTCGGTCCGTTGTACATGCGCTGACCCTCGAGGAATTGTCCTCCGCTCGTCCCGAACGTCGAAAGGGTGTTTGACGACCCGGCCGCGCTGTTCGAGTACCACAAGAGCTGGGCCGTCGGGTTCTGGAAGTTTGTGATTGTCGGGGCTATTTGATTTGTAGGAATCGAATGGACCAGGATGAATCTTCCCGTGAATGGATTTTCGACATAGAACAGGATGTTTCCACAAAATTGAAACTGAACCTGGAACGAGTTGATCGACTGAGGGACCAGCGTGTATCCAGATTTCGTGTTTCCTAAGCACGTGTCCAAGTTCCATGAAGTCTGTGGGGTAAACGTATCCGACCCGTTGTTTCTCCAGAGAATTCCAAACTGGGTCGATGCCGATACATTTCCGTACCCGAGCCCTACGAAATCTATGAGGTACGTGGTATTTGCGGTCGCAAAACCGAGGCCGGCAACTGCAATGCTTCCGTTGGTCTGGGCTGGGTAGGAAAACTGGGCAGTAAATCGTCCCTCGACTCCCTGACCGGGTCGAAACTTTACAAACTTTTTGGCGTTGAGAACTGCGGCCGAAGACGTGGACGCCCCGTTCGACGTCACTTTGAGAATTCCTGACGTGGCCGTGACGCTCGCGTTCGAAAACACGTTACTGGCCGTGGCTATTTTGTTAATTCCGTAGACGAAATCAATCTGAGCAATTGGGGTAATTTCTGCGACCGAAACCTCGTTATAGGCCGTGCGTGGGTCGTTGATGCAAACATTGAGCGATTGGTTCCCATTGCTTCCCAGAACTTCAATCGTAGGATTGTTCCCCTGGGTCTGCCCCTGGATCGTGACGTTCGAAAGAGGAATATAAGTCATCTCTTATATAATAGACCAAAAAGATCCGGTCCAAATAACTTGCAGAGACATGTAATTTGCGACCATGGTCAGAGTCGCCGATCCGTCGATGGTGTTTCCGTTTCCTGAGAGGGTGATTGGGTTTACGGAAGCATTCCCGGACTCGTCTTTGATGACGTACGTTTTACCTGTAGGTACTCCTGTATTGGGCAAGGTTACCGTAACTCCCGTTCCATTGACGCCAATGTAGTAATCAGACGCAAGAACGTCGATAGTTGAACCTGTTTGGTTTGTTCGAACTGGGAAATTTCCAGAAATTGTTCCTGAGACGTAAACATTTCCCTGGACGTCCACGGAAGACCTAAGATCAAACGTAACGAGTTTCGAATCTAGGCCCGATATATGATCCGTATCATGCTTAATGTTACCATTTGTGCAGCTGATTCCAAAAACTTGTCCTCGAGCATCGACCGCAACCTCTTCGCCAAAATAATACCCTTGAGAAGACGGAGGAATTGTTGTCACTTCTTGAAATTGACCATCGATTAGCCTGAAAATACACGCGGGGAAAGAGTTTTTATCAGACCCAGAAATTATCGTGGAACCATCTGCACTCAGAGCAGACGAAATAGCAAAGTGTGAGGGAGTTAACGTCTGTACCAATTGCCAACGGCTAGATTTAAAATAAAAAGTAACTAGGTCTGGGGTTTGATCATTTCTAATAGCGCCTGAAGTTACATTAAATTGAGTAACAATAGCACTATTATATGACAAATAACCAGTCACAGTAACGGGGGATGGAGCTGATGGGTATACTACAATAGCTATTATAAGTGATGTTGGATATCCTGAAAATGCATCAAAATAAATAATATTTGAATCATGATCTCCTGGCACATAGCCAACTCCATATTGAAATGGAACACTCATCCTACATTTCGACTATTTTTTTTTCATGCCCGAAAACAATTGCATCTTTTCTGGAAAATGCCCATCGTCCCGTGAGCGCCTCGACCCCGATAATGTATCTCCAAGGCTCAATGGGCTTCGTAGGAAGAGTTTTCGAAACATAAAAAATGTGAGGAAGTTTTTTACAAAACGATTCGTACCACGGAGACTTTTCAGAGAGACACCGGGTCCTCGGACTTGCCATGTCCACGTCGAGCTGGTGAATCAGACTCGTATCGATCGCAATTGCGTTGCATGACTCCAGATGGGTCTTCATTTCAGAAATTTCCTCATCCGTGGGTTTCCACGTGTCGACCCATTCTCGGCCATCCTCATATTTTTCAATTCGTTTAGGAACCTTTTTGGGATCCAGATGAATATTTATCGGAAACCATTTTATTGAATTCTGTTCGAGATAGTCTCTGATGTTCATCCTACTCTGTTGTATACATAAATCTTTTGGTCAATTGACACCAAAACAATTGTATTTCCATTTGTAGAAATCGATGGGTCTGGCCACATAGATTGATCCGCATAAATTGTGTCTACCGGATTCGTGTCTCCGTAATTGTAAACGTAAATAAATTCAAGGTCTGGTATAGCCACGACGACCGTTTCTCCATCGTCAGATATGGCCGTACTTATTTTACCATTGTTTCCGTCAAAATTAACCGACCAATCGAGGTGCCCACTTACGGTATTGTATGCGTATACTATCGAGACATCATCACTTTGCCCCGTGCTTAATCCGTCTGCGTAATAAGTCCCGAGAATGACACGGGTTCCGTCACCGCTCAAAGAAGGTTTATAAACTATCGAGAGACCGGTATCTATAACCCTAGACTGGTTCCATCCTGTCTGTGTTCTGGTATACGTGTAGACTTTTCCAAAAGGGCCACCTACAGCCAGAACAGTCCCGTCCCTGTTCAGAGAAACAAATGCTCCGAAATACGTGTCGGACGATGTAATTGTAGATCCGAATTGAACTCCGTCCTTGTAGATCCTTACAGTCTTTGAAACGTAATTCCCAAAGGCTGTCCAATGCCCATCATAACTCACGGACGTTCCACCTGAAGCCGGAATTGTAACTTCCGTGTACGTGTTGGCTACGGCGCTCTGGACACTGAAACCTCCCGAATGAATAGCACTCGCGGTAACCAGACCGTTTGAACTTACCGAAAACCCTGAAGTCTGAATAGCATCTTGAGAGTACACCGGTTCTGGAAGGGTAATTGAGTAAATGTTTGCCCCTCCACTTAAAGCACTTATAAGGAAGACTTGACCATTGGAACTTATTGAACTTATGCAATGGTCCTCAGATTTTAGAATGTTTAAAATATTAATCCACGTTGAAAGATTCGTGTTGTAATATATGTTGTAAGGAGGAGATGAATCATTAACAAAAACTTTTCCATCACCTGAAATGTACCCCCCAACGTTTCCACTTACAGTTAATTCCAGAGTCCATTCACTTCCTCCGTTGTACCTGAAAACATTGGATGTATAATTGTCATTAACACAAAGAACCGTTCCGTCTCCTGAAATTGATATATTGGTTTCTCCAGATACAGTAAGTGAATTGTTTAGAGTCCAAGGATTTTTGTTGTCCCAAATGGAAACGGAAGTACCATCCGAATTTAATATTGCAATTTGTTTTGCCGCATCCGTGAATGCAATGCTCTGAGCACTCGGAACATGAATGTTACTGAATGTTGTGTAGTTATTTGAAACTACTACATTTGCAGAATTTGTAAAAGCAACAAACGAACCGTCCGAAGACATAATAGGGTGGTTGCCGGTACCAAACATTATCTGTTGTGGTGCTCCCCAAGCAGTTCCATTGTATGTCACCTTGTAATACACACCACCACTCACATATAGAATTGTATTTCCATCGTATGAAATTGAACGAACACTTCCATCTACACCAACACTCTCAGGGTATTGCCAATCATTTGACGATCGAACTACTACAATACTACCACTCGACATGTACGCAGCCACCTGCCCCGAACCCGAAACTATCATTCCTGCATAAGGATTATTATCGAGATGTTTTGAAATGTAGTAGCTCGGAGCAAATGGTGGTCTGGGCTGTGTACCCGAAACACTAAGCTTGGCCGAAGGATTCGAATGGGTTCCTATTCCTACGGTTCCGTTCGATACGATCAAACTGTCGTCGACGTTAAAGGCTTTTGACGAATACGAGACGCTAAACAACTCTTGGCCGACCATGAGTTTCGACGCATCGTAATTGAGAGAGTGTCCGTCGTATCCTTGTACGTATGGTCTACAGCTTACCCACTGACCGTTTTGGTACTTGTACAAATAATTATACTGATTATTAAATTGATACATGAATGTAGTTCCGTCTTTCGAAAGAAATGGGGAATAGTGTGCAAGTCCATTATCATTTCCATTAAAAGTAAATTCAAGAATTTTGTTTCGGTATATATTTATTATATTATCATTTGTGTATTCGCAAATGACTTGTCCGTCGCTCGACATGGATGATCGTGAATTCTTATTTGAAACTTGTGTACTCGTCCAGGTTCCAGAAAGGTTACTAAACTGGTATGTCCCATAAGCGTTTGATACGACCGCATAGACTCCGTCGTCGGACGCAGATATGCTAAATGGGATTCCTGGAGAAAGATTGTATCCGTTCCAATTTGTTCCATCAAATGAAAAAATGATTGGACCGTCGCTGGTGGTCGATAGAAAAACACTCGAAGTTCCGCCAAATGCAATAGAATTTACAGCATAACCATCGTTAACGTATTGGTTAGATGGATATATAAAGATTTCAGTAGTAGTTTTAATGTACACCACATTCTGTCCGTCCCGGGTCATGTCAAAATAAGATACATCATTACTTATGATTGTCGAATCCCAAGTGCCTCCTGTTTTTGTCCAGAGTCTCAGTATATGTTCGTCATCAAGTATTGCTACGGTATTTCCATCGTCCGAGATTAAACTTTTGAGGATAGCACCTCCGAAATTATGAATTAAATTCAAATTGAAAATAGGCGAACTCTGAACGCTCAGTTGAGATGTCGGAGCGGCCGTATTCACACCGACGAAGTTCGTTCCGTCCATGGCCATCGAAACTGCAACGTCACCCGCCGTATTTGACAATTGAAAAACTCCGTCGTTGTATGGATTGTGGATACTCATTATGAACGGGCTCGGGGTCGCGGCACCGTCCAAAAACCCTAGGCCGACGCCGTAATCATTGGGGGCTTGATTTGCCTGGTTGACAAACTCTAGGTGAAATGCGTTTCCGTCATTTTCTAGTCTTGAAAAATTCACCATGGTTTGGGGGTAAGTGCTTGGTTCACCGTTGTAATCACTTACTGCAAGGGCTTGAGCTCCGATAGCTACGACGTCGAGTGCTGCCCCGGGGGTGGTCGTTCCTATTCCGACGTGCCCGTACGCAAAGACGTTTCCTGCAACAATCTTTTCGCCGCCGTTAGAAATCACCGGTTGATATGAATAGATGCTAGAAGGATATATTAGAAAAAATAATTCATCTTTATCGGTTATTGACATAAAATAGCCATCTGTCAAGTTTTCTGTATATTGTAACGTCCCATCGGATGAAAATATATTGAAAACGCCATTTTGAATATCATTTGTTATTACATTAAAATTTGAATCTACACCTAGCCCCGTGTCAAGAATTGATCCGTATTTTGGGGTGTAACTAATGAGACTGTCTACATTGTACGTATTTCCGGATAGATCGTCTGTATAATAAATTGATTCATTCTTGTCGAGGGCTACAGAGAGTGGTCGTCTAGGCGAAACATCTGTGACGACGTAGGTGGCTGTATCTGTAAACGTAATTACATTTGTTGAATCTGTTACGTATACATTTCCAGATTTTCCTACTGCAATTCCTGCTATACCATCAATGTAATCATATGCAAGGTATCCCAGTTGATTACCGTTCGAATCAAGAATTGCCAAGTTTACGAAATTATATGAGACGTACAATGACGAGCCATCATATGAACATGCTATTTTTGTAATCTGATCATCAATTTGAGTCGTGATTGTTCGAGTAGTTTGTGTTTTCCAGTTGTATTGTACTATATTTGAATTATATGTAACATATACGTTTCCGTATCCATCGACGCACATTGTGTTTCCTCCCTCGAGTGGAGGTATTTGAAATATCCTTCTCATGTGCAATGTATCAAAAATTGTAAAAATGTTTGCATTTCCTCCGCGCGTTTGGAGTTGTGCGGCATTTACAACCCCTTCATTCAGTATTACATCTCCGCCATTAATCAAAACATCCGTGCCGTTAAAGAATGTCTGTCGAAAATATACGGGATTCCCACTCTGATCAAACTCGTGAAAAATATTACTGAGTGTCGTGAAATCTGTAGATATTACAACATTTGGACTCATAAAAGTTTGTGATTTGATTTCATGAACATCTATATGGCTTGTCTGGTTTGAATGAATAATTTCCATTGTCTAGTATTAGAATTTATTAAAATACGGGCTTAGCCAAAATTCACGATTTTGTGGCGGAGTAACTGTGTTTAAAATTCCGACGTTTGATCCTTGTGCTGGAATCAAAAGAACTCGTCCATCCTGTAAAAGAGTCGCGCCCGCAAAAGAAGAACCCGGAGGGACTGGGGTTGAATTTGAATACGTCATACGGATAGGATCGACCATTCCTACGTTTGAGTTGGTAAAAGGAGCCATGATGACGTTCCCTGTCGGTAAAAGGCATCCCCCGCAGAATGAACCCTGAACGTTCGTGACTATATTAGACAATGTTCCGGTCGTAGTGTTTAGCAGGCAGACGTTTCCAGATGAAGGAACCAGAAGTATACACGAATTGTTTGATGTGAGAACACCTCCCGAAAAATTACTCGCTCTCACGAGATTTGAAACTTGTCTCGTCAAAGGATTAAAGGTGCAGACGTTCGAGTTTGTCTTCGGAACACAGTACACGTTCCCGTTACAAAGCACGCCGCCGGCAAATGTTCCGTCTGCGTTTATGAATGCGGCATTTGAAAACGTGTTGTTCTGTTCGTTAAATGTGCAGATGTTTGATGTCGTGGAGTACGGAATCATTACGACATTTCCAAACGGATCGAGAACTCCTCCACAAAATGCGGGCACTTTTACATTGTGCTGAAACGTATTTGAAATTGTGGTGCTAAAAACACAGACATTTGCAGATTGAAAAGGAATGAAAACAACTTTCCCAGATGGAGCAAGAACCCCCCCATTGAATGCATTTTGAGGAACTGGAGTCACAATGTCAGAGTAAAAATCTGTATACGGACTAAATAACCCAACGTTTGAATAATTATTTGGGGTCAATACAATTTTTCCGTTTGGTAAAGCGACACCTCCGAAAAAAGATACGGGCCCGACTGTCTGGCTAATTGTTACATTTGCGTAGGCGGGAAAAGCTGACGTCGACCAGAACCCCTGAACAATTGAGGACCGAATCCATTGATCAGTATATGGGCCGCCGTACCACCCAGACTGGCCGGAATATATTGGAGGATACGAAAGGTACGCGGTCGTCCACCTGCTGGTCGGAATTCCTAAAGAATAGAGACTGTCCTGGGAAGGAATCAAATTTGTAGAAATTGATGACGGATTGAACGGGGCCGGCGGGATAATTCCAGGGCCTGCTGAAGACCGTGTAAAGTAGGCCGCCATCTATTATCTGTTGAGAATATTAGATGAGTCTGACCAATACAAGTGGAGGTTCGTCCAGTCTAACATCCAATCCTCTTTTTTCACAGCTCTCTTCGGCGGCTACGAGTTCGGCCGTCGGCGCGTTCAGTCTCCGGGCGGTCAATGGCCGTACGGCCAAGGCGGTGAATATCAGAAACGGAACAACTTCGGCGACCCAAGACTTTTACGCGGACCTATTCGGGAATCTCACGATACAAGGGACTGGTCAGAGTCTAGCGAGTTGGTTAGGGGGTGCAACAGGCTACGTGGCGACGTGGTACGACCAATCCGGGCAGGGAAATCACGCGAGCCAATCGACTCCGGCTAGCCAACCTCAAATTCAGAAAGGAACGAAAGGCTCTGGATACATGGTTCTCTTTTCGGGCGCACAGAGACTTTCATCTTCGACACTGGATCTTAGGAATACACCGTATACCGTAACAGCGTGTGAACGTTCCACGGGAATTGGAACAGTGTCATTTGGGTCGAATAGAAATCCTGTAATATCGTATAGTACATCTGGTAGTTCTTCGCCCGTAGATTCCGTAATGTACCTTGGTCGTGTTTATCAATATACGTTAGATCAACGTTCAGATAGTGTCAGTGCAACTGTTACTCAATTTTCATCCTCCACGACCGAACCTTTGCGTTACGTGTATGCATCACAATCCCCAACTTCATTTAAAAGAATTTACGTATATAATGATCCTCTAGGTAATCCAATTAATCCCGGGCCCAGCGCAAGTGGTACAAATATTAATAATAACGTTGGCCCTGGACCATTCTACATAGGTTACTTAGATATTGGTGCCTCACAAACAAATTATTATTACGGAGAAGCGTATGAGATTCTCGTCTTTAACAAATCTTTGTATGATCTCGACGGTACGACGGGAACGAACGTTCCGGTGTCCGTCCAGACAATTTACAACAATCAGCTGGGTTATATTTCTTTGGGATCTATTCTGTCAATGACCGGCATCCCCCTCTTTTCGCAGCTCTCTTCGGCCGCACAGAGTTCGGCCGTGGGCGCGTTCAGTCTCCGCGCGGTCAATGGCCGTACTGCCCTGGCTGTGAATGTCGTTCAGGGTGGGGCCTTTCCAATAGCCGGATTTTCGGGTCCTATACAAAGTGGGAATACATTTACACAAACACTTACAGGTCCTCCCTTTACTGGGAGTTACACAGCAAATTGTAGCTCATTTTATGGTATAAGTGAAGAACCATGGAGAGCTTTTGATAAAATATTAACAGGACACGGTTGGACTGCATCAGGGACGCCTTATAATCCTGATGGAACATATAAAAATTCTGGTACTGCATCAACGACAATTAGTAGTTCAGTGTATGTAGGAGAATGGATTCAAATTAAATTTCCATTTACAGTCTTATTGACTTCATATACAATTTACACGGTTGTTGGAGATATTACTAGAGCGCCAAATACTTTTAAACTTGCTGGTTCAAATGATGGAATTACATGGACACTAGTTGATACACAAAGTGGAATAACATGGGGGTCGCCATATAATACTACATTTACGCCAAGTACTCAAATAACTTTATATTCTTATTACAGATTATGTGTTAATAAAAATAATGGATCTGGATTTCTTTCAATAACTGAATTGATTATCAACGGAACAACTTCGGCGACCCAAGACTTTTACGCGGACCGACTCGGAAACCTCTTGACGGCCCCTGTGACGGGACAGACGCTCTCGAGTTGGTTAGGGGGTGCGACGGGCTACGTGGCGACGTGGTACGACCAATCCGGGCAGGGAAATCACGCGACCCAAACGAATCTTGTAAACCAGCCACAGATAAATCTCACCACGAGTCCTTATTCTCTTCTATTTACCGGAAGTCAATATTTTCAAAATACAGTACCATTCACCTTTAATTTCGGGACAAATTATCAATATTCAATTAGAACTATTGTGAATAATACAGGTGGGTGTATTTTCTATAAAGGATTACTCAATGCTCCTAATAGTACTAATGGTGAAAAAGCATGGTACATGGGTCAAACGAGTGGTGGTCTAGCGGCGGGAAACTATCCCAATCATGTTGGAACCGGTGAGGGAAAATTTAACGGGACGCCCCCTATTACATCCTCGAAAACGAGCGTCACGTGGTCATCTTCGGCATATAACACCCTTGCATTGTATGAAAATACATCGTCTGCTACCGCAACTTCTTCTGGCAGAACTGCAGGAAATTCCGACCCTGGATCTTATTTTTATATAGGGAATACATTTGCAACCATACCTTATTACACCGGGAATATTTATGAAATTGAAATATTTTCGAGTACACTCGGCACATCTGATGTGACTATTATGGGTTAAGTTCCAATCGCCATCCATTCGAATGGAACGGCTCCAGACGTACTAGGAATTGTAAGCGTAAACGAAGTTGTAGAAACGGCCGAGACGTAGAATGTCGTCACGAGTGCATAAGGGGTGACCAAAACGATGGGATTGTTGGTATAGGCCAACGGAAATGTGACCGTCTGTGACAAAGACAATGATGGTACAGCATTTGATCCGACTTGCATTTGGAACTGACTTGCGCCCAAATAATAATTGGTAGCTGTTCCGACCGTGTTACTCCAACTTGTAATGTTCGACCCTTGCCTCCAGGTCACAGGAGCAAGCGCGCCGTACGTTGTCGCAGTCCCGAGCGCGGAGATTGTTCCTCCGACGCTCAGGGCCGTTGCCGGCGCCACGTTTGAAATTCCTACGAATCCAGATTTCCCGAAGATACTTGTAACATTAATGGTGGCTATGTTGGCTGTAGTCGCAAAGAGAGAAGTCAAATTGCTCGTCACAATATTTGCAGTAGTCGCAAAGAGAGAAGTCAAATTGCTCGTCGCAGCAACGTTCAGGGTGGTTGATGAAATGAATGGAATTGTCAGTGTATCAAAATTGAAATTCGTGTTTGTCGAATTCGACGTGAAACCCGCGGCGAAGATGTTTGTTGTCGAAAGGGCATTCGAGACGTAAATGTTTCCGGCGACGTGGAGAGTCGATGTAGGGTTCGTCGTTCCTATGCCTACGTAAGCGTTCGCATTGATGACGACGACATTCGAACCACCTCCGATGTTGGAAAAGAGGGCTATGTTCGAACCTATGGTTCCGGTGCCAACCTGAAGAATGTTGGACGCAAAGACATTCTTGGTCGTGAGGGCGTTCGAGACAAAGACGTTTCCGGCGACGTGAAGAGTCGATGTAGGGTTCGTCGTTCCTATGCCTACGTAAGCGTTCGCATTGATGACGACGACATTCGAACCACCTCCGATGTTGGAAAAGAGGGCTATGTTTGATCCTATGGTTCCAGTGCCAACCTGGAGAGAGTTTGAAACTTGAAGATTTGCAAAAGGTTGGGTTATGCTCGAACTCTGGATGTTCGAAAGGTTATTCCCCGAGCCGAAGATACTTTCAGCAGTTAGTATCGTCGCGCTAAGAGCATTTGCAAAAATATAAGGAATTGTAAATGTATCATAAAAAAATGTCGTATTTAATATATTTGATTCGAACGCACCTGATACTACCAAATTAGATGAAACATAAATATTATTGGTTGTCACGGAATTTGCAACTGCGAGGTTTGCAAACGGTTGAGTGATGCTGGAACTCTGAATGTTCGAGAGGTTGTTCCCGGAACCGAAGAAGCTCGCCACGTTCAGGGTTGCGATGTTAGCCAGGGAAGCTGTGAGGTTCGAAACCGTCTCGAGGCTCGTCACGTTCAGGGTTGCAATGTTGGCCAGAGAAGCTGTTAGGTTCGAAACCGTCTCGAGGCTCGTCACGTTCAGGGTTGCGATGTTGGCCACACCAGTGACTGACAAATTAGTGCTCGTGACCGTTGCAAAAGGTTGGGTTATGCTCGAACTCTGGATGTTCGAAAGGTTATTCCCCGAGCCGAAGAGGCTCGCCACGTTCAGGGTTGCGATGTTGGCCACACCAGTGACTGACAAATTAGTGCTCGTGACCGTTGCAAAAGGTTGGGTTATGCTCGAACTCTGGATGTTCGAAAGGTTATTCCCCGAGCCGAAGAGGCTC